GCTGCGCAGTCAATTTGCCACCTTGGCCGGATTGACGGTCATTGACGATGCCAATGCGGCAGGCACGGCCACCACGTTCTCGGCATCGAAGATCACCACCTTGCTGGATGCCCTCAAGGCCGACTTACTGGGTGGTGCCGATGCGGCATTCGACACGCTCAAAGAGTTGCAAACGGCCATCCTGGATGACCAGACCGGAATCGCGGCCTTGCTCGGGGCTGTTGATAAGCGGGTGCGCTTTGACGCGGTGCAGGCGCTGACCGCCCTTGAGCAAGAGCAGGCACGCCAGAACATCGGTGCGGTCTCGGCGCTGGACATCGGCAACACGGATACCGATTTCGTGGCGGCGTTTGAAGCGGCGCTGATTTAACCCGAGCCCAGTAGCGCATGAACCTGGCCCAACACATCACCGACTTGGCGCAGCGCCTGGCGCTTGAATTCAAGACCCGCATCACTGCAGATCACCCAGGGGTTGCCAAAGCCTGGGTGTGTTTTGGCTACGAGGGTTCTGGTGGCAAGGCTGCCGTGGTGGTTCGTGCTTCGTTCAACGTCAACAACGTCACCCGCATGTCTACGGGCCAATACCGTGTGACGTTCATCAACCCGATGTTGGATGACAGCTACTGCTGGCAGGCTTTCGCCCGCAATGCGGGCAGCCAGTCAGCCATGAAACACGCTGGCGCTCGTGCCACGGCGGACGCCAAAACGGCCCAATTTGTCGATGTCATTTGCACCTCTTCAGGTGGCAGCCTGACCGACACCACTGAGATGAATCTGACCGTCTGGCGCTAAAGCCCGGACAGAAAACCTTACACCATGTCCTTCACACAAATCCAACTCGAAGCCTTGGAAACGGCACTCACGCAGGGTGAGCGTCGTGTTTCCTTTGGTGACAAGACCGTTGAATACCGCTCCGTCGATGAACTACGGCAGGCCATTCGTGACGTCAAACGCGGTCTCTCCGAGCAAGCCGCATCGACTGGCCTGTGGCCCGGTGCGCCGCGCCAGATCCGCGTCACCACAACCAAAGGCTTCTGATGGCTTGGAATACATCACGTACGCCAGCGAGCTGGCTCGGAAAAATCCGCAGCCTGTTTGGCCAGATTGGTCAGGGTCCCGTCCATGAAGCAGCAGGCCGTGGCAGGCGTGCACAAGCCTGGATGCCCGGCAACCCTGGTGCTGTGTCGGCGCTCTTGGCTATCAATTCCGAATTGCGCACCAAGAGCCGTGATCTGGTGCGCCGCAACGCCTGGGCGCAGTCTGGGATCGAGGCCTTTGTGGCCAATGCGGTCGGCACCGGCATCAAGCCGCAGAGTCTGGCCGGTGACGATGCATTCAAGGCGGCAGTGCAGACACTGTGGCGCGACTGGGTAGAGGAAGCCGATGCGGCAGGCCAAACCGATTTTTATGGTCTCCAGGCGCTGGCTTGTCGAGCCATGTTGGAGGGTGGTGAATGCCTGATCCGGCTGCGACCGCGCCGACCCGAAGATGGTTTGAGTGTGCCGCTTCAACTCCAGTTGATCGAGCCCGAGCACCTGCCACTGAATCTCAACATCGATTTAGATTCGGGCAATGTCGTGCGCTCTGGCATCGAATTCGACGGTGTGGGCAGGCGCGTGGCGTACCACTTGTACCGTTCTCACCCCGAGGATGGCAGGCTCGCCCCGATGTCGGGCCAGGGTGGCTTGGAAACGGTGCGCATCGATGCCAGTGAAATCATTCACCTGTACAAGGTGCTGCGCCCTGGGCAGATTCGCGGCGAGCCGTGGCTCTCACGCGCCCTGGTCAAACTCAACGAACTCGACCAGTACGACGACGCGGAGCTGGTGCGTAAAAAGACCGCCGCCATGTTTGCAGGCTTTGTCACCCGCCAAAGCGTCGAGGACAACCTGCTGGGCGAAGGCCTGCCCGATGGCAACGGTGTGTCGTTGGCGGGTCTTGAGCCCGGCACCATGCAGATTCTGGAGCCCGGAGAAGACATCAAGTTCTCTGACCCGGCCGATGTGGGTGGCTCCTACGGTGAATTCCTGCGCGCCCAGTTTCGGGCGGTGGCAGCAGCCATTGGCATTACCTACGAGCAACTGACCGGTGACCTCTCTGGCGTGAACTATTCCAGCATTCGTGCCGGGATGCTGGAATTCAGGCGGCGGTGCGAGATGGTTCAGCACGGCGTGCTGGTGCATCAGATGTGTCGCCCGGTGTGGGCCGCATGGATGAAGCAGGCCGTGCTCAGTGGCGCATTGCAGGCTCCAGGCTTTGCCCGGGGTGGCAATGCCAAGCGGCGGCAATACCTTGCAGCCAAGTGGATTCCGCAGGGCTGGCAGTGGGTAGACCCTGAGAAGGAGTTCAAGGCCATGCTGTTGGCGATTCGCTCGGGGTTGATGAGCCGGTCTGAGGCTATATCGGCTTTTGGCTATGACGCAGAAGACGTTGACCGAGAAATCGCGGCTGACAACCAGCGCGCCGATGACCTGGGTCTGATTTTTGACTCTGACCCCAGACGAACCTCCAAAGACGGCGGCAGCGCCGAGCCCAACAGCCAAGCGGTTCGGTCAGCCCGGGACCAAAACACTCAAACCGGCGATCAATCCAGCGATCCGGTCACGACTGGCACTTAAAGGATTTCCATGAACCTGTTACCGCATTTGGCGGCACGCCTGTTTGGTGCGCCGCTGCTCATCCATCGCCCCAAACTCGATGTCATCTTGTCGGTGCTAGGCACGCGCGTCGGACTGCCTGACCTGACAGCACCGACTGGCTTTGTCCAGCCTGATCGAAGCGCTGCCCTGGCAGAGACCGGCGCTGCTCAGTCAGGTATTGCTGTGATTCCCATTTATGGCACGCTGGTGCGGCGCACCCAGGGCCTTGAAGCGCAGTCTGGGCTTACCAGTTACGCCGGGATTGCCATGGCACTCGATACAGCACTGGCCGACCCGAATGTTGCCGCCATCCTGCTCGACATCGACTCTCCCGGTGGCGAATCTTCTGGCGTGTTCGATCTGGCGGACCGCATTCGTGCGGCCACGGCCATCAAACCGGTCTGGGCGGTTGCCAACGACATGGCTTTCTCTGCTGCCTATGCGCTGGCAAGTGCAGCGAGTCGCCTGATCGTCTCGCGCACCGGCGGTGTGGGCTCCATCGGCGTGATTGCCATGCACGTTGATCAGTCAGTTAAAGATCAGCAAGACGGAATTGCCTACACAGCCGTCTTTGCCGGTGACCGCAAAAACGATCTCAACCCGCACGCACCCATCTCGGGTGAAGCACACAGCTTTTTGCAGGGTGAAGTCAACCGCATTTATGACCTGTTTGCCACCACGGTAGCCAAACACCGGGGCATGGGCGTGAACACCATCAAAGGCACCCAAGCCGCCCTGTTCTTCGGCGCAGACGCGGTTGCTTCTGGTCTGGCTGATGACGTGGGAACGCTCGATGACGCACTTCTGCAGATCAATTCCATGCTGACTCCACCCGTTCCCTCGCTGTCCCGACTGCTTGCCAGTCAAACCCTCCCTGAAACCTCACCTGAAAAGGAAATTCCCATGACGCAATCCGTCCAGCCCACCCCCGTACTCGCCCAAACTGATGCCACAGCCGCCACGTCGGCCACCACGTCAACCGCCGACGCCGTGTTTGCAGTCTCTGATGCGATTGAAGTCGCGCAAAGCTGCACGCTGGCTGGCCGAACTGACCTGATCGCTGGCTTTTTGGAGGCCAAAGTGGCACCCAGTCAGGTGCGCAGCCAGTTGCTAAACGAAAAAGCGCAGCAATCCACGGAAATCGTCAGCCGCATCGACCCGAATGCTGCACACCGCCAGGAAATGGCGACAACCAACCCGGCTTCGCCTGACAACCCGCTGATTGCCGCCGTCAAAGCCCGAATCGGTGCTCGCTAAATCCCACCTGACCCCCTCACTAATAGGAGAACTCCATGGCTGAAATCAAGCAAACCCTCAATCTGGGCGATTTGCTCAAGTATGAAGACGAAGGCTTTTACTCGCGCGACCGCGCCACCCTGACTGCTGGTCAAACCCTGGTACTAGGGACAGTCGTTGGTCTGGTGACCGCCACTGGCAAGGTTAAACAACTTGATCCGAGTGCAACCGATGGCAGCCAACTCGCCTGTGGTGTGTTGCTGCAAGACTGCGATGCCTATTTGGTCGACCGGGACGATGCACTGATGCTGGCGCGTCACGGAACGGTGGCCCAACACGCACTCACCTGGCCTGCGGCCATCACCGTGGCAGAGCGCGATGCAGCAGTCGCCCAACTCAAGGCGCTGGGCATTCTGGTGCGCCAAAGCGCCTGATGTCTCCTTCGATTTGCAAGCCAATTCGCCCCATCCATCCCACTTTTTGAAGGAAAGCCATCATGGCCATCAACAATCCGTTTCTCAATCCCGCCTTTTCCATGGCATCGCTGACAGCCGCCATCAACCTGCTGCCCAACCGTTACGACCGACTCGACCAGCTGG